CAATATATTCATTCAGCAGAAATACATGATAGTTATACAGACCCTGATATTACTTTTAATAATTTATACAAGGAAACTAAAAAATGAAAAAAACTAAATACATGAAAAAAGGTGGCACACTAAAAAGAAAAGGTGGTGGTATGACTGGTATGAAGAAAACTAAATACATGTCAAAAGGTGGTGCTATGAAAAAAACTAAATATATGTCAAAAGGTGGAGCTATTAAAAGAAAGAATGGTGGAATTACTGGTATGGCTAGACGTAATCAAGCAAGAAGAAAGTAATGGCAAAGCTTTGTCCAAAAGGTAAAGCAGCAGCAAAAAGAAAGTTTGATGTATATCCATCAGCTTATGCTAATATGTATGCTTCTGCAGTTTGCTCTGGCAAAATAAAACCTGGTGGTAAAAAGAAAAAGAAAACTATTAAGAAAAAAACTGGTGGTGGTTTACGTAAATGGGTAGGAGAAAAATGGGTTGATATAGGAGCACCAAAAAAAAATGGTAAGTTTCAACCCTGTGGTAGAAAAAATGCTAAGACATCTAAACGTAAATATCCTAAATGTGTACCATTAGCTAAAGCACAACGTATGTCAAAGTCTCAAAAAACTTCAGCAGTAAAAAGAAAGAGAGCTAAAGCACAAGGAGTAGGTGGTAAACCTACAATGGTTAAAACATTTAAGAAAAAATAATTCGTTTGACTTGTAAGAGTTGGAAGTAAGGTAACTGAAGAAACGCACTAACTTTAATTAGGAGGTGTGTTATGGATAATCAAACATTATATATTTTACAAAAAGAAAAAAGAGAAATACTTATGAAACGTAAATTAAAAAAAATTAAAAAAGAATTACTTGGTGCATCTAAGATGCATAAAAGACAAGCAACTACTATTGGTAAAATGATTACAAAAAAAAAGAATGGCAAAAAAAGAGCCTAGAAAAGGAACAGGTAAGAAGCCAAAAGGTTCTAGTCGTAGATTATATACAGACGAGAATCCTAAAGATACAGTTAGAATTAAATATGCAACTGTAGCAGATGCAAAGAAAACAATAGCTAAAGTTAAAAGAATAAATAAACCTTATGCTAGAAAAATACAAATACTAACTGTATTAGAACAAAGAGCAAAGTTTGGTGGTAAACCAGAACAATCAAGATTAGCAAAAGCAGCTAAGAAACAACTAAAGGAAAAACATAGAAAATATGGCTAGTTCAGGAACTTATAATTTTAATCTAGATATAGATGAAGTAATTCAAGAAGCTACAGAAATGATAGGTGGTGAGCAAACTCTTGGTCATACACCACAATCAGCTAGAAGGTCTATAAATTTATTATTAAATGATTGGCAAAATAGAGGTGTTCTATTATGGACAACATTTACTACAGCAGTTACAGTAGCAACAAGTGTTACATCTTATGATTTAGAAAACTCAGTAAATGATGCATTAGTTATTACAGTTAAAGCAAGTGTATCAGCTACAGAAACACAATTAACAAGAATATCATTTGAAGAATATAATGTACTACCTAATAAATCACAAACAGGTAGACCAACACAATATGCTATAAAAAGAAATGTAGATAAACCTACAATATTTTTATATCCTATACCTGATAATAGTTCAGAGATATTAACAATAGAAGCAATAA